GAATATGGAAATTTACCTTGCCCACCCCGTTCATGGCCGCAAAGTGGCGACTATGGAACTTGAAGCCGAATACGATGAACAAAACGGCTGGACACGATATACTCAGGATACGCCCCAAGTTACCGAGGCGGCTCCTGTTAACGCACTGGAAGTAAAGCGCCGTCGTAGAACCGAACCCGAAGGAGCCTAGTCATGGCGACATACACCGCTGGCGAGCAGATTAACCGAGCCCTTCGATTGCTTGGCGTGCTGGCTGAAGGCGAGACTACTTCTGCGTCAGTGTCGCAAGACAGCTTGATGGCGCTAAACCAGATGATTGATAGCTGGAATACTGAGCGGCTATCGGTGTTCAGCACCCAAGACCAAATGTTTACCTGGCCTGCTGGATTGGCCCAACAGGCAACTTTGTAGGCAACCGCCCCGTGCTGCTGGATGACGCGACCTACTACCGCGACCCAGGCACCAACGTCAGCTTTGGCATTAAATTTATTAACCAGCAGCAGTACGATGGTATTGCTGTCAAGACGGTAACGTCAACTTACCCACAAGTTATTTTTGTCAACATGACATATCCTGATATTGATATGTTCATTTACCCCAAGCCCACACGGGACTTGGAATGGCACTTTATCAGCGTTCAAGAGTTAACCCAGCCTGCCAACTTGGCGACCAACATCTTGTTCCCGCCTGGTTACTTGCGGGCTTTTACTTACAACTTGGCTTGCGAAATAGCCCCTGAGTTTGGCGTAGAGCCCAGCCCCCAAGTGCAGCGCATTGCTATGACCAGCAAGCGCAACTTGAAACGCATCAACAACCCTGACGATGTAATGTCTATGCCTTACGCCATTGTGGCGACTCGTCAACGCTTTAACATTTACGCAGGAAACTACTAACATGGCAACTATCGCAATCTCATCTCTCCCCGTCGCAACTGCTGCTGCCGTTGGTGATGTCTTGCCAATTGTGCAAGGCGGCACAACTAAACAAGTCACTAATGCGCTGCTGTTTACCAGCCCCACATTGGTAACGCCTGCGCTTGGTACGCCTGCAAGCGGCGTTTTGACCAATTGCACGGGGTTACCTGTTGCAACCGGTGTAAGCGGCTTAGGTACTGGCGTAGCTACATTTTTGGCAACACCAAGCAGCGCCAACTTACAAACGGCTTTGACGGATGAAACAGGTACAGGGTCTGCCGTATTTGCGACTACGCCAACTTTGGTAACCCCTGTTCTTGGCGCAGCCACAGGCACAAGCATTTCGCTAAGTAGCTTTAGCGCCGTAAGCGCTGCGGCTCCTACGATTGCAAGCGCAACAACTATTGCCCCAACAACCCCAATTGCGTTTGTTTCAGGAACAACGGCAGTTGTGAATATCACCGCTGCCGCGCCAATTTCTACTGGGGGCGGCGCAATTACGTTAATTCCAACTGGCATATTTACTTGGACAACAGCGGGGAATATTGCTTTAGCGGGCACAGCGGTGGTTAGTAAGGCATTAACAATGACTTACGACGCTACGACAACTAAGTGGTATCCAAGTTACGTCGCATGAAAACGCCTATCCTTGGTTCAACCTATGTGGCCCGCAGCGTCAATGCTGCGGATGCCCGCATGGTTAACTTGTTTCCCGAGATTGTGCCCGAGGCAGGCAAGGAACCAGGCTTTCTAAACCGAGCGCCTGGGCTAAACTTACTTTCAACGGTAGGCACCGGCCCGGTTCGAGGGTTGTGGGCGTTTTCATCTAGCGACAGCACGGCCTTTGTGGTGTCGGGCACCGAGTTGTACAAGATTAACACTTCGTATGCCGCTACGCTGATTGGCACGGTGGCTGGCACCGGCCCTGTCAGTTTGGCCGACAATGGCACTCAGTTGTTCATTGCGGCCAATGGCCCAAGTTACATATATAACAACACCACAAACGCCTTTGGTCAAATCACTGACCCTGACTTCCCAGGCGCTGCAACTGTCTGCTATCTGGATGGTTACTTTGTGTTCAACGAGCCAAACAGCCAATTGATGTGGGTAACTCAGTTGCTGGACGGCACATCCATTGACCCACTTGAATTTGTCAGCACCGAAGGCTCACCTGACGGTTTACTGGCCGTAACGTCCAACTTCCGCGAGGTGTGGGCCTTTGGCACAAACTCGATTGAGGTCTGGTTTGACTCTGGCGCTACAGACTTCCCCCTGCAACGCATCCAAGGCGCGTTTAACGAGTTAGGCTGCGCTGCCCCTTACTCTATAGCCAAGATGGACAACGGCCTGTTTTGGCTTGGCCGTGACCGCCGTGGTCAAGGTATTGTCTACCGCGCCAATGGCTATTCGGGCGTTCGCATTTCTACCCATGCTGTTGAATGGCAGATTCAGCAATACGCTGATTTGTCAGACGCTATTGCGTACACATACCAACAAGACGGCCACAGCTTTTATGTGCTAATTTTTCCTACTGCCAATACCACTTGGGTTTATGACGCGGCAACGCAAGCCTGGCATGAGCGTGCGGGCTTTGACAATGGTGAATTTACCCGCCACCGCAGTAACTGCCAAATGGCGTTTAACAACAAGATCGTTGTTGGCGACTATGAGAACGGCAACATTTATGCGTTTGACTTGGACGATTATTCAGACAACGGCAGCATTCAAAAGTGGTTGCGTTCATGGCGGGCGCTGCCAACCGGCCAAAACAATTTGAAGCGCACGGCGCATCACAGCTTGCAACTGGACTGTGAAACAGGCGTGGGGCTAAATCTGTACCCTGGCTATGACAGCGAAAATATTGACACTGAGTCAGGGTTAGACCTTGTAGCTGAATACGTACAAACGTTTTTAGCAACGCAATCGGGCGTTACTTTAACTACCGAGGCCGGGGACGGTTTTCAGCCTTTAGGCCAATACGAACTGTCGGATACCGATATTAGCGGGTACAACTTAGTGACCACAGCTTATCCGGCTGCACCAGGCTACGATCCTGAAGTCATGCTGCGCTGGTCAGATGATGGCGGTCATACTTGGAGCAACGAACATTGGTCACCAGTTGGCAAAATCGGTGCGTATGGTCACCGAACCTTTTGGCGTCGGCTGGGCATGACTTTGAAATTGCGCGATAGGGTCTATGAATTGTCGGGCACTGACCCTGTAAAAATTACAATCATGGGCGCTGAACTTATTTTGAGTCCAACAAATGCCTAGCCCTAACGCTACGCCAACACCAATCACGCCACCGCGAGTGCCGTTGGTTGACCCTCGCACGGGCTTGATTGATCGCGCTTGGTACTTGTTTTTCTTGTCGCTCAACAACATTGCGTCTGCTGTTGTTGATAATAGTGATATTGGTACTAATACTGATTCTTTGCTTGCGTCCTACGATGCGGCGCTTCGCTCGGTCAATCAGGAATTGCAGACCCTGCCGCCAGTAGTCACTTTGCCAGCGCCTGACGTATTGGGCGACTCATCTGCCTTAGAGTCCCAAATAGCCGAAATGCAAAAGCAGATTCAAGGCTTGCAGCTTGCCCCGCCGCCAAGGGAATTCAAACGCAGCCGGTATGGGTCGTTTTACGACACCACTACGCAGACCGCCACGGTTATCAACACAGCCACGGCAATCACGTTTAACACGACAGACCTTAGCAACGGGGTATTTATTGGCACGCCTACTTCTCGAATTATTGTTGACACTGAGGGAATTTACAACTTTGATACATCGTTTCAGTTGGATAAGACCGCAGGCGGCACGGCAATATTTGATTTTTGGTTTCGCCTTAACGGTGTTGATGTAACAGACAGTTGCAGCCGAATTAGAATTCAGGGCAACAATGCTGAGATTTTTTCATCGTTAAATTTCTTTTTTGATCTCAAAGCGAACGACTATGTTGAGCTAATGTTCTCGGTCACTGACCTTACTGTTGAAATTACTGCTTTCGCTGCTTCAGCACCCCATCCAGGCATCCCGTCCATAATTCTCACAGTCAACAACAACATCGGAGGTTTCCAATGACCGTATCAGTAAAAGTGCTTGTACCCGCAAAGTTTGCCGAAGCAACCCAAGTTACCCAGTACACCGCTACTGGCGTCACGGCCATCATCGACAAGTTCACCGCGACTAACATCACTGCCACAGCGGCCACGATCAGCGTGAACTTGGTCACCGTGTCTGGCTCTTCTGGTAACACCAACCTGATTACCAAGACCAAGACGCTTCAGGCTTCTGAGGTCTACACCTTCCCTGAACTGGTGGGCCAAGTGCTTGGTGTTGGCGACTTCATCAGTACCATTGCTGGCACTGCCAGCGCAATTAACATCCGCGTTTCTGGGCGTGAGGTGACTTAATGATTCACCACCACTTTAGTTCAGGTGTGTACGCTAAAGAAGCGTTTATTCCTGCGGGTCAAATTTTAGTGCAGCACGCGCACAAACATGACCACCTATCTATTTTGGCTAGTGGGTCTGTGGAACTTATCGTAAACGGCGTTAAATCCATTGTTAACGCCCCCGCTTGTCTGACTATAGCGGCAGGGCAACATCACGGCGTAAAATCAATTACAGACGTTGTTTGGTATTGCATACACGCCTCTGATTGCACTGATAAAGACGCGATTGATGACCTGTTAATTGTGCCTGGAGATATTGACCAGGCGCGTAATATTGCTCAGTGTTTGAGCGAAGGAGTTTGATATGCCTTGGATGATTCCCGCCGCAATTTTTGGCAGTTCGTTGCTTGGTGCAAGCGCCGCCAGCAAAGCTGCTGACACTCAAGCAGGCGCTGCTGACCGCGCTGCTGAGTTGCAGTACAAAATGTACCAAGAAAATGTTGCTAGGCAACAGCCTTTCTTAGAGGCTGGAGTAGGGGCGCTTAACAAGCTGACCGCTGCGGCTGATTACAAACCGTTTGGGATGGATCAATACAAAGCAGACCCTGGCTACGCATTTCGTTTGGGTGAAGGTCAAAAAGCACTTGATCGTCAAGCCGCTGCAAGGGGCGGTCTGATCTCCGGCGGGGCTTTAAAGGCTGCTGCCCGTTATGGGCAAGACATGGGTTCGCAAGAGTACATGAATCCC